TCCTCCCTGTCCGCCACTTAGCTTACTAGCTGTAACAGCACCATTGTCAATATGCTCCGTATTAACAGCGTTATCATCTATCTTATCGCCATTTACAGCGTCGCTTCCAATCTTATCCCTAGTAACTGCACCATTGTCAATCTTAGATTCAATAACGGCTTCTCCATCAATTTTTTCTGATGTAATTGCGCTGTTTCTAATATGGTTAGTAGTGACTGCTCTGTCAGAGTTAACTGATGCAGAATCTTTAAGTTTAGCCGCAGTTACCGAATCATTTACTAACTGATCGGTATCGATTTGATATAGTCTTAGTGCTCTAGCAGATACTAGCTGAGCTTGTTGTACTGCGTTAGTTCCAGACTTATCAAAGTTATTTGTAACTGAAGTAACTAACTGGCTCGTGGTAGATCCGAGTCTCAGTCCCGCTAAGTTTGCTGGGTTTTGATTGTTTGCATCTAAGCCAAGCTGAACAGTAAACTGGGTAATGTTATCACTATCATCATTAGGATCTCCGCCTGGTGCTTCGACACTAGTCTCAGAAACAGTAAGAGGACCGCTTGCGTTTACTACATTATCTAGCCTGAGATTAAGCTCTGTAGCAAGTTCGGCAGCAGTTACGACAACCTTATCTGCAATGCCAGTATTTGCGTTACCAAATGCTCCACGAATTTCTGCCTGAGAAGCTAACTCAACAAATCCGGCTCTTTCGGTTGTGGCATATACATCAGGAACAGTGGTACCTGCCTGAATAGGACCGAGGTCAGTTCTGAGTTCTGTTCCACTATTAAAGATCAAAGTCGTATTAGGACCGAATCTCATAGTAGAGTCGTCGTTCATGTAGAGCTGACCCTTAACAATAACGTTGTTAAGAACTTGGTTAGTGACGTTACCCAGCTCGTTATCAGCCTTAAGAGGAATGGAGAATTGTTCACCAGACTTGAGGTCATATACATTAGTACCAATGTAGAAGTTACCTTCTTCATTCATACCAGAAGCATATACTCTTCCTCCGGTCTCTTCTACAATAATCTTACCAAGCTTGAAGTCTTGCTCAAGAGGCTCGCCTTGATAGATTGGGAAAGCAGTGTCGTAGTTAAGATAACCAGTCCACTCCCAGGTATGACCAGAAGCCCTTACAACAGAAGGACGATGGAGACCGATTAAGAAACCAATTTGATTAGTAGAGGTATTTTCTCTGATTTGAATTGGATTAACGTCAGGGCCAAGAGAAGAACCAAAGTTTACATTAGGTCTGTTGTTAAACTTCTGAAGGGCAACCTTTGTTACAGAATTAGATGGATCGGCTGTTGCTTCTGGCTCATCTAGATCCTGTTGAGGGACAAAATCGGCAGTGAAGACATCTCTTGCGTCTGCAGATGTTGTCATGTAAGTGATGTACTTACCAGGGAACGGATTATCTGCGGAGGTAAAAGTTTTTCCAGGATGGCTATAGGTGTAGTAGTCTCTAACGTCTGTAACTACTAAAGGATCATCGAGTAATTCATCTCCTCCATTTAGTGGGAAACCTGCAACTCCTTGTTGCTTTTCAAGTACGTAATAAGCTTGAGGTTTTCTTAAACCTTCTTCTTTTAAGAAACCATCGAGTACAACTCGATATACTCTTTCATCAGCAGTTCTTCTATCAACAGCTCTTCTAACTTTAAGAGGAGAACCATCAAAGATAAAATCTAGAGAGTCGAACGGACTATCTGTAGAATCTAAGATATATCTAAAAGCATAGTCATATTTTTTCTGTAGGTAACCGTCTACGTCGCCGATCTCGCCGTCAGTTGATTCTTCAGCAATTGCAGAAGTTCTGATATTAATGTACCATTTAGAAGTGGTGGTATCCCATCCAAAAATTTTAGATTTGTCGTCTAAGTCATCAAATTTAGTTTCCGAAGGATCTTGAATTTGGATTTCTCCAGCAAAAAGAATAGAGTTGCCATTTTCATCAAAGCCTGCTACATACAGAGTTTTTCTTTCTTGATTGCCATCTCCTCCAGACAGGTAATAAGTTCCGTCTGCAGCTTTTCTTGTGTAACTAAATTGACCGAATCCAAGTAGAGATGCCGAAGGAACGTTAGTTGCAGAGAAGGGATTTCCTATATC